TACCAACAACATCTGCCAGACCACCTGTTTTAATAAATGGTACACACTCTGAAGCGATATAAGCAACTTTCTTCATAATTTATGTCCTCCCACAATATTCTTACCATGTTTGCGCCGCACTTCGTTTGCACTCGCTAAGTGTTCACATTTCACCTTGTCAACTAAGCTCTTTTCATTCGCTAAGGTGTCAGGTATATGTTCTCACTAAGCTCGTGCCGCACTTCGTTTGCACTCGCTAAGTGTTCACATTATATCATAAGCCGGCTTATAATTCAATAAAATCAGACACCTTGTCTATATATTTTAAACCTTCTACATAAGCGAGTTGTTGACAAGCCACCGCATTAAATATAGAATCATTTATACACAGCCTCTCAATACAGAAGGCAAATTTTATGAAATATATAAGGAGATATCATTATGGCAAAAAAATATGATGACTTTGACGATGACGAAATAGAGATGATGAATCTTGTACTGGATGACGGCACCGAGCTGGAATGTGAAATTCTTTCCATCTTCCCTGTAAACGACAATACCTACATCGCTCTTTATCCGGTAGAAACACCTGAAGGCTATGACGACGATGAAGTTCTGTTATACCGATATAAAGAATTAGACGGTGACGAAGTAGAACTTACATCTCTTGACAATGATGAAGAATTTGAAACCGTAGCTGATGCATTTGACGAAATACTTGATGAAATGGAGTTTAACGCTATGCCGGATGCAAATGATTAATCACTCTCCGGCACAGAAATAAGACCGTTTCCCAAAGAATATTCTATACTGAGTGTTTTCACAACTCCTGTTTCGTCAAACATGACACCGATTCTCTTATCGTCCACAAATGTTATGGTGCCAACACCATATCGTTTGTGGACAATTTTATTTCCAACTTTCAGCACATCATAATCGATTATCATTTCATGGACAAACCGTGATGTATCTGCCGTCTTTCCATATATCACTCTCGGTGTATAAATATAAAGTCCATATCTGGCACGGGTTACAGCTACATAAAAGATTCGTCTCTCCTCTTCCAGTTCCGATTCCGTCACGGATTTTTTATGCGGCGTTATCCCTTCTGCCGCATTTAAAATAAATACCTGATCAAATTCCAACCCCTTTGCACTATGCATTGTTGTGATTGTCACCGCATCCGTATCTTTATCCCATTTCCGTTTTTGCTCATTTATCGTTTCCGTATACTCTTTGATATAGAAAAACCAGTTCTCGTAGCTGTCAAATTCTCTGGCACTTTCCATCAAATCATCCAGTATATCCAAATAATCGGCTTTATCAATCCCCCTATAATCAGCATACTCTTTGATATAATCGTCATATCCGCATGCACGCCGTATGTAATTCACTGCCGCATATGGTTTCAGATTTTTGATACGTGCCAAGTCATTTTCAAATATATTAATATTATTTTGAATTCTTCGATTATCCTTATAAAATTCTCTAAGTGCGTCAAAATTTACTTCTTCTCCCCACAAAGCATCTCTCCCTATATATCTGTTTGGTCTGTTTATAACAGACAAAAAACGTTTTCTGCTCCTATCACCTAATGACAGATATATATAGTCAAATATATTCCGGGATACAAAATGGGTAAATATATTCTGAACAAAATCATTTACTTTAAACGGTATATTATACTCCATTAATTTTGATGCAAGTCCTCTTGACTCCATATTTGTTCTATGAAGTACGGCTATCTGTGAAAACGGAATCCCCTTTTTACTGATATCCATAATCCGTGCGATAATATCAGCATACTCCTCCTTCTGGTCACTTACCGGAATAACATGTATCCGTTCCCTTTTTTCTCCGCTAAAGGCAGATACAATCTTTTTATCAAACCTTTTTGTATTATGTCTGATTATTCTGTCGGCACAACATACAATATCCTGACTGCATCTGTAATTGACACTTAAATATATCATATCCATATCTTTATAATCACTTTTCAGTTCCTTCATAATATCCGGACTTGCCCCACGAAAACTATACACAGACTGATCGTCATCTCCGACTACGAATATATTTCGTCGTTTTCCTGCCAATAGCTTTACAATTTCATATTGCAGCCTGTTGATATCCTGAAATTCATCTACCAATATATATTTAAAAATATCCTGCCATTTTTTCAATATATCAGGTCTGTTCACAAATAACTCATATGTATCAATAAGCATATCGTCAAAATCCAGCTTATTGTTTTCTATAAGATACTTATTATATGACCTGTATAAGATGTCAAAATCCTCATTCTTCATATTTTTACTGGTATAGTTCTTTGATATACTATTTTCACATTTTACAAAACTGATTTCCGAAATTATATTTTTTAAGAAATCCTCCTGACTATCATAATTAAAATGATTCTCTTGTATTATTTCCCGAATCAAGTCATACTTATCCCCCTCAGTAATGATGTCTGAACCACTATACTGATATGCCGCCCTCAATATACGAAAGAAAACCGAATGAAACGTACCGAAACAAACCCCATGTGAATATGGCATCAGTGTTTCAAATCTGCTGTGCATTTCTTTTGCCGCAGCTCTCGTATATGTAATGACAAGAATATTTTCCGGCTTTACATGATGATTTTCAATCAGGTTTTGAACCCTGTGTGTAATGACCGTGGTTTTACCGGAACCGGGACCGGCAACCACCAACATGGGGCCGTTATAATGACTTATGGCTTTTATTTGATTGTCATCAAATCTATTTATCATTCATTTGCCTTTCTCTTACAAAACATGCACCGCTAGGCGCACACTAAAAAACGGCTCAGAAAAATTCCAAGCCGTCTTATCATTATATTATTTTCCACAGCACTTCTTATACTTCAGTCCTGAACCGCAAGGCTTGAAATCGGTGTTTTTCAGCACCATTTCAAACCTTTTTTTATCTTCTACAAACCTACAAAATGTAGTAGTATTAAGGCTTTTTAGTCCTTTTTAACATTTCTTTTCGTTTTCTATATTATTATTATCATTGTGCCAATGTGTACGAAATGTGTACATTGTACACATTTTACATTTTATTCAATTTATTATCTTTTTCATATATATAATCAGCAATAAAGCTCAACTCAAATGCAAACTGTGTAATATCAATTTCGTAATCATCATCCCCCTGTTCTCTTCTTTCTTTTATATAAGAATTAATAAAAGACTTTGCCTTCCTACATATTTTTTCTTGTTCATCCCAAGGGTCTATTTCATCATAGCACAAATAATATTCTATATTTGTAGCCAATACCTCTAACTTTCTAAAGCACTCCTTAAGTATCCATACCATTTCTTCATAATCGTTTTCTATATCAAATTTTCTATACTTTGTAAGCAACCCTTTATACTCATTATGTATGTCTACACATAAGTCATGGAGTCTTTGATATTCTTCTGGATTATCCGCAATTTTCTTTCGAGCTTCTTCTACAGCTTGCTTATGTCTCTGCTGTTCTTGTTCTTTCTGTTGTTTAGCCTGTTGTCGTTCTTGTTCTCTCTGTTGCTCAGCTTGTAACCATTCGTGCCTTTTTTCAGTTTCTATTCGTTTCTGCTCTTCAATCATAGCCTGCTTTCTTTTATCATTTTGATATATTTTGAAATAACGTACAGTATCTACAATCCAACCAACACAAAACAATCCCAATGTACAAAAATAAAGTATTCCCATTCCCGGCTTTTTCTCTACAAATTTATGCAGACCAAACCAGCCACCACATAAACATATAATAAACATCTTCATAATTATAGAACCTCCAATAATATAGAACATAATAAATTTAGAACTTAAAAAGTAATTATAAATATAGATGATATGACAATAAATGTCAATAAATATAAAAAACCGCCAATACATGCGGTTATTGTGTTTTTATTTGATTTATCTATTACTATATGTTATACTATCTTTACAGTTTGGGCGGTGGCAAGCCCACCCCTTTCTGTTTTCCCTAGGCTGATTTATTCAGCCTTTTCTTTATTGCTCTGATTTTCAATTAGCTTTTGTACTTTCTGCTTGGCTTCCTCTAAATCCTTGCAACCATCTAAAATCATGTCAACCATTTCAAGAATTGTTTTAAACTGCTTATCTGTCATATTTTCGTTCATCTCTGCTCCTTTCTCCTTTAAGCTTCGCTTGCCCTCTGCCTATCGGATATTGCCAACCGTTTTACCTTTTGACAATTATATATTATCACAAATATTAGTGAATATCAATAGTTTTTTCACAAATTTTAGAGATTATTTTTTCTTTATCCGCTTCTGTCTCTACATATCTTATAATATCTCTTGGTTGCATCTCCAAAACACAGCAAAGCCGATTAAGATTATCAAGTGATATGCTTGTATCTTTATCTTTAAATTTTTTCATAGTAGCCTGTCCAAAAATTCCACTTTTCTTTGCTACCGTTGTATTTATACCTACTTTTTGTAATTCCTTTATAACATCTATTTTATACTCAAGCATATTTAAGACCTCCCAAGACCTTTTTTATAACTATAACATTCGGTTACAAAAAGTCAAGATTATTTCTCAAATAATTGTGATTAGAACTTTTATACTATAAATAATAAAGATATCATCTAAAAAAGGGAAGGCTTTTGCACCTTCCCTTCTGTACATTACATTTAACTCTATGAATTTGGATTTACACCCACCTTACTCTTTAATATTCGTATGCTTAATGTGTTACCTTCTTTTAATATAGCATCTCTCTTAATCTCATTACCCTCAATCGTATAATCTACATCCGGCATAAGTATAATATTATTCAGGAATACATCAACTATATCCCCCTGCTCATATTGTGTCGGCAGAGCATAGTATAAACTTTGCGCACCCTCCATACCATTATACGTTCTCCAATACTCGCCTATATATGTATTAACCTGTAACTCACTAGCCAACGTCTCCATCCATTCATCAAACTTGTTTTTCATCCTGTTTTGCCAGTCTTTCATTTGCTTTTCATACTGCCTATAAAGTGTAGTTGTATCGACCTGCTCAATTAATCCTGTTATAATACCACACTTCTCGGTATCATATCTGCAATCTGTTATATTACCTACTGTAATGCTTGCTAGTTTAGGTGTTACAGTAATATAAGCAAGGCATATTTCCCACAAAGATTCTGAACGTATAAGATCAGCCGGAACTGCATCCGTACTTGATGCAGGTTCTCCTTCCTTTAAAATCAATGTTACATTTCTGTCCTGTCTGCTCCATCTTAATACGATTGAATCAACTCTATATAACAGAGGATGTGAATCTGATAATATAATATTCTCAATAGACTTATTCTTAATCCAGCATGAATTAACCATCGCCTTTCCAAGTCCAACATTTACACTCATACCATCTCCGGCAGTTACATAAAAGCCGCCTTCAAACACTCCATTTGCTGGTATCAAGCCTTCAAAGAATGTGTTTATATCATCAGCATTATACAATCTATCTCCATCTTTAGAATTAAAAAAACCACAACTTAACATTTAATCACTCCTTAATACCATGATGAGAATGTTGGAACTATCCTATTGCCAGTTTCATCCTCATTCTCTATTATTTCAATAATTCTTGTACTTGCTTCCATACCATATTCATTCACAACTTCAACGATATCACCAAGATTATAATCAACTCCCAAAGTATAGTTTTGTCCACTCTCAATTTCTCCCTCATATGACTCGACAAGTTGATGCTCTGATAATTTTTCTTTTCCAGCTTCTTCTAAAAGAGTTTTATAATCGGAATCTGATACCTTACCATCGTTAGAGCTTGTATTTCTTGCATCAACGAATAACTCATACCGCTCCAAACCTGATGCTTCTCCTACTGTGACATATTTTCTTGCAGTTCCTTCTCCCTCTCCTGCTACTCTTGCAACATTCATATAATTACTGTCATCAGATATATATGTCGTATTTAATACATTTTCAAAGTCGGCAGAAAACACAACAAAGGGATTAACAGATTGATTATATGACCTGTCAACCCCTTTATATAAATAGAAAACAAACTGTTTGTTATCCAAATCCAGAGATACATTCCAACCTATTCCTCGGTCTTGGCATATAGTAACAATAACATCATAGATATTATCCCCTGTATACTGAGCAGATATTGTATCCTTGAATAACCCTATAGCTCGGAATGTAAAATAATCAAGCTTCCTTGATGTATCAACCGGATTAATTACATTCTCGTCAAGAAGCTTTTTAATACATGTCTCTATATTTCCACTTACATTCGTCTGCTGCCAAACAATTCGTCTTTTTATCAAAGACTTTATACATTCACCAGATATATATATTTTATTACCTTCTTCAATATCTGTATCTAATTTTACTCCTTGAATAATCATAGCATTATCTTCATGCCCGGCTCTTACAAGATAGTTTCCACGTCTAAGCAGACTAATATATTTCTGTGTAGCTGGTAATACAACCTCAAATTCTCCACACTCATAATATTTATTGTTCCATATTACAGATTTTGTATTTTCTATAATGTCAAGAATTTCAAGATTAGGGTTTATAACATATAACACCATATTTTTACACCCCCTGATATCTATAGCTTGTGTAAAATGCAACTTCAAGGTCATCGCTACCAGATGTACATTCATATGAAAATATATTGCTGCCACATCTAAGTTGAAACCAAGAAGCTCCACGATACACAAGATTGATTATATTAGCAGTCACACCCCCTGATACAAGACTTATGCCTTTTTCCCCTGAATTAGTATTAATTCGTATAACATCACCATCATGCATCTCATATCTTATTCTGAAACTCTCATTTGTAAGAACATTATATATAGTCGGTTCAACCACAAGTCCTCTTGCCCTTAGCTCTATAACAACACCGCATTCAGCATCTCCTTCATTTTTAATAATCTGCTCTTTGTAATTTGTTAATGTTGAAAATGGTATGCCCTCTTCCGGCAGGCAAACAGGAAATTTCAAATTTGACTCGACTACTGAAAATTCTGTAAGTAGCTCTTCGACCGCTTTAAAATAAGGCTTAGGACACAATACACTAATTTGTGCGGACTGCCCTTTTTCAAAAAGATCGCCTTCAAAAGTTTCAACATATCCCTCTATGTATATATTTCTACTTCTATTTTTGAAATACAATTTAACATACTGCTTTGTTCTAAAAATCTTATAAAGTGCAATTCTATTCTTTTCAACATTATGCTTATATTTGAGCGTTATAACTATATTTCTTTCGGTTAATCTGCTGCTATTAAATCTCGTACCGTCAGCTCCACCGATAGTATCTGTATTTATAGTAGCTTTTACTGGGGTTAACCCTGTGATACTAACAATATAATAGTTATCATTATTACTAAGTTCAATTTGCTCTTTGTATTGATTTTCTGCTATAAACGTAAACATTCTATACCCCCTTAGCAAAAGCAAGCTGGTTCTTTGTCTGTCTATAAATATCAAGTCTACTTAATGCCTTTGGACTTGTATTATTTTGAGTGAAGTAATAATTATTAACAACCTGATGTTCTGCTCCTTTTGAAGAAATAATACCTTCATTTTTAAGAGACTCTTTTAAATCCTGTGATGTTTTCCTTATCCATTTCTTATTATTATGCAAAGGTACAACCGCTTCATCTCCTTTACCTTCAAGCAAATAAGGCTTACCACGTTTAACTACTGCGCCTTCATAAAGCTGCGGAACATCAAGCTTATTAAGCTTAGACAGTTCAACTCCCGGAATTGCATTTATAACACCAATTACAGCATTGATAGCGGATATAAAACCGTTAATAATTTTTATTGCTCCTGACAATACGCTATTTATAGCCTTCTTGACTGTTCCGGTAATAGCATCGCTTATAGTAGTTCCAACCTTTTTAAATATATCAGTAATCTTTTTCCACACACCAGAAAAGAAATCGGTCAGTTTTGAAAAAACAGTCTTTACATTATCAACTGCACCTTGGAATAAATCCCTAAAGTAAGTTTTTACACCAGCAAATACTTTTGTAATTCCTGTCCAAATACCTTTAAAAAAGCCTGTAATCTTGCTCCATACATTTTTGACATTATTATATGCGCCTGTAAAAAGCTCTTTAAAGTATGTTTTAACTCCTGAAAAAACCTTCTTTATTCCTTCCCATATGCCAGTAAAGAAACCTGTAACAACAGACCATATACTTTTTATTCCGTCAAGTGCGCCTTGGAAAATTCCAGCGAACCATTCGCCAACACCTGAAAAAATACTCTTTATCCCTTCCCATATACCGGTAAAAAAGCTATCTAGTTGAGGTGCCAACTGTGCCAATGCTGTAAATATTGCTGCTATAATTTGCGGAATTGCCTCAATCAATTTTACACAGATAGTTGGAATAGCCTGTACAAGTGCCATAAAAAGCTGTACAGCTGCCTGTAACAATACAGGTATACTGCTTATAAGTGCATCAATTATTGAAACAATAATCTCTGGAAGCATAGCTATAAGTGCGTCAACAGTCGGATTTATAATTTGCTCTACCGCATTAATAAGGCTAACCAATATCTGAGGCAGCGCATCTACTATCGCCATAAAAAATTGCAAAGCTCCTTGCATGAGTTGAGGGATTCCTGCTACAAGTGCATTAACTATAATGGGAATAATGTTCACTATCTGTACAATTATCTTCGGCAACATTTGACCTAATCCAGCAAGTAAGCTACTTATAATTTCAATGCCTGCTGTAACCATTTGCGGAAGAGCTGTAAGCAAAGCATCAACTATCTGGGGAATAATGCCTATCACCGCATTTACTACAGATGGAAAAGCTCCAAGAATACCTTGAGTTAGTGATGATATAAGCTCCACACCTACAGATAATATTTTCGGTAATACACTTGTTACTTGCCCTAACAACCCATTAAATACACTCTGCAATCCTGATTTAAGCTTATCTGATGAGCCTTCTACCCCATTCATAAGTCCTGTTATGCCTTCGCCTACTTGCTTTAACCCCGGAAGCATAGAAGATATCATGCTTGTAAATCCACTTTTTATAGCTGTCGTAATAGGCATTGCAATTTTACCCATTTCCGACATTACAGAATTCATATCACTTGTAGCTTGTCTTGCTGCTATTAAATCCTTATTAACATCTTTATAAACATTTGCAGCGTCTTGATATGTCTGGCTTAATGTCTCTGTAATTAATGTTGACCTCTCTTGTTCACTTGAACAAGCCGCAAGCTTCTCATTGAATTCATCCTCGGATATTCCAACCCAATTTAATGCATCTGCCAAAGACCCTGTTACTTGTCCTGTCTTAGCTGTTTCATTTGCTGCCTCTGTTAAGCCCTCAATAGGTAAGGAATCACCGAATGTACCATATACTCCTGCTGCTATATCTGTCCACTTCGCAAGCTCCTCTTCACTCTTAGTAAGCTTTGCAAGATGATTAACTGCTTCAACTGACTGATCTGTTTCTCCGAGTATTCCAACCATGCCGGAATAAGCCTTCTGAGCAGTCTGAGCAGAATGTCCGCTCGATTTAAAGCCTGCCTCAAGTTTACCCATATCTTCCGTAAATTCTTGGGTTGCTTCACCACTTGCCAAAAATGCTGTGATTGCGGCACCTGCTGCGGCAGCTATTCCGGTAAGACCTTTTTTTAGTGCGCCACCAAGTCTTCTTGCAAGGCTTGATGCTTTTTTCTCCGTCTTTTCTGCGCTATCGCCTACTTCTTTTATACTCTTTTTAGCCTTATTACCGGCACCGTCAACATCTTTACTCTCGTCAGTTAATTTACCGAGTTCGGCAGTATAATTTCTTATCTCTTTCTCTGTCTTGGCAACCGCCGCCTGCTGATTAGCTATATTAATTCTAAGCTCATCAGCCCCTTTGGAATTTGCTCCCTGTTCCTTCTCAGTAAGCTCAAGTTGCTTTTTTAAGCTCTCAAGCTTCTTATTCTCCCCATCAAGGACAGAGTGCAACTGAACCAATTTTGCTTGCAATCCGTCTGTGCTTTTTTTCCAGTCATCCATTCCGGCAGATGCCGCTTTAAATTCAGCATTTGCAAGTCGTATCTGCCGCTTTGCTTCTTGCATACCTTTTTGAAGCTCGGTTATATCAACCTTAAATTTTGTTGTTGTCTCGTTGTTCTTACTCACATTCCCCCATCCCCTCTTCTTTTAAAACCAGTTATCTCCAGCTTTCTTTCTTACAACTGTTTCACCGCTTTTTTTGCTATCGGCATGACTGCCTTCATTTCTGTTTGAGTTGTTATACCTTTTAATCAACAAAAAAACTTCCCTTGCCTTCTCTCTTCTTAGTGACAAGGGAGTAAAACAAGGGAAGCGGTCGCATAAGCTTATCTGTAAATCAAATAATGCCTCATAAATGGGAGTATCATCGGATACCCCCTCACTTAGTTTTTTGAATTTTCATCCAGCATAATGCCAAGAGCTTCAAAAGAAGCTTTTACGATTGAAACAAGACATGGGATTATATCTTTAAATCTAACTCGCCTGATTTCTTCATCTGTGATACCTTCAAAAACATCGTGAAGTAACGGTTTAAGCTGATTTACGCACTTGACAACAGCTTTTGTAACTTCAACATTGCTATCCATATTCTCTAAGTCAAGGATTCCGACAAAGTCCTCAACGGTTCCCATCATAAGATCATAGCTTTCTGCTCTATACGTCTTTTCGATTTCTTTTTTGTTGTCCGGCTTATAAATATCCAATTTTATTTCTGCCATTTTTATTTTCCCTCCTTGATAAAATGAATAAGGAGCTGATTTTTTCAGCTCCCTCCCCTTTTAAAAAATATTAACCCTGTACAGCACCTGCTTCAGTTACAGTATCCGGTGTTTGTACAGATGTGAAGAATTCCTGTTCTGAAAGTGGACACTTTGATTTGAGACAGCTAATTGCCCTCTCTGTCTTACTGCGTTTTGCAAATACATGTGCCGTGCTAACTCCGGTATATGTAAGTGACTGACCGTTTGCATCAGTTCCGTTATTCTTTGTAGCATGTGTCTCGGATGGTATTGAAAATTTACCTTTTAATCTCCAAACATATACCTCTTCGCCTGCTGTATCCTCGGTAACATAGCCTATGGCATAATATTTACTCTCACATTCCCCTTCTACCAACATACCTATATTCTCATCATAATACTGTCCTGTAATCTTTGCGTAGACATCAAGCGGAACCGCTGATGTTGAAATACTAACCGTATCAGCTCCGGTTGCATCTATTACGATAGCGGGAATATTATCATAGTAGCGCGACTCAGAAGAGCTTTCCGTTTCTCTCGAAAGCTCACTAGACCATGCTACACTAAAAGGTGTACCACATGTAAATTCCTCTTTTGTATCTGTAAGCACTTCCGCTGCCACTAAATCACGAATACCTCTGTATTCAATACATTTAACTTTGTCCATTTACATTTTCCTCCGTTTCAAAAAATAAAAAAGCAACCTCCATCCCTCTGCCGATATGAGTTGCTTCATCACTTGCTACATCATGCCCTCTGTCAGGTGTATGCCATCCGTTTTTTATTAAAAGCCTTCTTGCGCTGCTCAACATAGAATATACAGTCTGTGGATTTGTTGAATAAACATTAACATCAAAATTTACTACTACTCCGAATGTAGCATTATCATAAGAGCTATCTTCCCCTTCTGAATTGTTCCAGAATGTAAAAAATGTCTCAGGATAATCTTCATCACCTAGTGAGCCTTGTCGTATGACTGGATAACCAAATGATTCCAGCAATTCTATAAGCTTATCTTCCATCTCAACCTCCCAGCCTCTTTTGAATAGCTTTTTGTATAATTTTTTTCTGTTCAGTAGCAATCTTCTTTTTAACTGCTGCACCATATATATCGTTATACAACTTTCTATCCTTTGCCATTCTTGGTGTTCCATACATCAGAAAAATTGAAGGGAGACCACCGTTTGTAATCTTAAATCCTACGCTAATACTTGCAGATTGTCCTTCCCACTCAACTACAGGATCATCAACTATTGACTTTTGGGTTATACCTGTACGTCTGTGCTTTGCCATATCAGATGTTAGCGGTGGAGTTACAATATTATGAGCAGCTTCCAGAGCATCAGTTGCAGCTTCTTTTAAATCCCCACCAAGGGCATCAAGATTTTCCATTAACTCTTCAAAGCCATTAAATTGTATTCCAAATTTATTTGACATCAAACATCACCTCTTACAGCTCTGACTTTAAATACAAGATACTGATTTCTCATGTCAATATTTTCAGGTGTACCAAGAATTTCATAAATAACACCTTCAACCTCTATTCTACAGTTAGCCTTTATTGAAGGGTCGTACCATGTTTCAATCGTTGCTGTATCTTCTCGTACAATTACATTATTTATAGCCTTTTCTGTACCACCAAAAGTTTTGAAGCTACAGAAGAACGGTTTTTCTTTTTTCTTATAAGTTACACACTTTACTCCCTTCACTTTTTTACCTGTTTCTGGTTCTATCAAGAAAAAAGGCACATTATACGGTGTATTTGGTTTATACGCTTTCATTCATTGCCTGCCTCCTCTAACACAAGTTGAGAAGCTCGCTGCATAAAATAAGAGCTGAGGGTTGACTCCCCAGCTCCATAATTCCACAAGTCGGCTACACCACGACAGATAATGCCTATAGCTTTATTACTTTGTAAAGTGGTGCTTGAAACTCCGGCACTAGATAGATATTCTTTTACTTCGTTTATGTAAATCTCTATTGTATCATCCTGATATGTTCCACCGATTCCAAGAGCCACTTTGACACGCTTTAATAATTCATTATCTGTAATCTCTGTCATGGGTTATCTCCTATCCTGCTGCTTCCTGCTCTGCACTTGGCTCTGTCGTTGGTGTGGACTGAGCGGCAGCCTTTTTAAGAATATATACTCCATTGGTATCAAGCAACTTACCATCCACTATACATAAGCCCTTATTAATCCACTTGTTATTATCCTCATCATAATATCTCTTAAATCCAACCTGGAGGTTGCTATTAATAGCATAGTCCGTTGGCTTGAAATAAACCGCAAAAGCTTCTCCTTCATTCGCAATATCAAAATCCTTAATTATATCCGGCTCAACAAGAACGACCTCACGGCCAGCGAAACGACACTCTGTATTTCCCGTATCAGGATTATATGTCTCTGTATAGAGCGGTCTATTTGCGCTATCTCGTAAGGTCATAATATATGTTTCCCATGTATTTGCCGTCATTACAAGAATTCCCTGACCTCTGTAAGCAAGCGGAATTTTTGCAAACAGCTTTTTCCTCCAATTTACCCAATTTTCAAGGTCAGCTTCAGAAAAAGTAATTTTGTTACTTTCCTTGACTCTTGCATCATTTAATATACCTGTAGGCTTGCCCTTTCCATCTCCATTAATAATAATGTTATCAAATTCTTTAATAAATGCTTCTGCAAGCAATCTCGCAATCTCACTCTCTAATATTGGGAGACTCGTTACGCTCGAAAGTAAGCTCTGTGCAATTTTGGCTTCGCATATATAATAACCAAATGATATAGATGTTTTCGTTTCCGGCGCCGACTGCGTAGGTGATGATACTGTTTCCGATATCCAGCGAACAACAGGTACTAATTCCTCAATTGGGAATTCCACTCCACCCTGAACGTTGAGCTTTCTAACCTTGTTATACAGATTGCCGTATACCTTTAAGTTTTTAATAAATTCCTGCATTATTGTATTCGGAATCACTTTACCTATATCTCCGGTTGTAAGCATCCCTTCATCAGCCCCTCTGTAAGTCCATTCTCCTGTTCTTACAAATGTTGCAAAAGCCTGTCTATACTGCATTGAATCAAGGATTGTACCTTCTGACTGCTGCACCTGCGGATTCTGCCTATATGCACCAACTATTTGTGCATTTCTAAGATCTGCACCAGTCGGCACACCACTTCTGCCTTCACCCTCGCCAGAACCTTCACCCTCTCCAGCGCCTTCGCCGTCACCAGAGCCTTCGCCGTTACCGGTTCCTTCTTCCTCTGCGATCGCTGCAAGTTCATCAGCTATATCCTGTAAATCCTCTGATATAGTCATAAGCTGGTCATTAATAGCTCTGACCTCTGATATATCTTCACTTTCTCTGGAGCGTTTAAGAAGCTCCGACTTCTTGGCTTCAAGTCTTGCCTTTCTTTTTTCTAATACCTTTTTTCTACCCATTGTTAAAATCCTCCTAAAATTTCATTTTTTAGTTTTAGTAACTGAATTTCTGCATTCTGCTTGTCCACTGTGTCACTATCCAGCGACCTTTTCTTTGCTTTCTCCAAAGCATTTCTTGCGCCATCCAGCGCATCCTTACATCTTGCTGAAATTTCTGTATCTTCATATGCTGGGAAGGTCACAGCCGACACTTCCAAAACGCATGAAATACCTCTTATATGTCGTGTCGGATAATCACTATCAAGGTTTTCCCATTCCTCATCATCTATGAAGAACATAAATGACATACCTGTAATATCCCTACGTTTAACAGCCGAATACAACGCTTTAGCCTCTGTGTTGTTTTCTGTATCAAGATTGACTCTGATACTCATACCTTCATCATCAACAATAAGTTGCATTGTGCTGTTTTCGTTATTTCGCCTGCTTCGGGCAAGCGGAATTTTAGATAAATCATGATTAACTAAAAAACGGACATCTCTTAAGTCCGTTTTTTTAAGTGCGCCCTTATGTATAATTTCTTCATACATTCCGCCTATATCTGTTTTTGAGTCATACACAATAGGTCTGCCGACTATATGTGTTCCATCCTTTTCGTTTTCTTCTGCTCTAACTTCAAAGCTATAAGAGCGTTGCTCTGCTTTCCTATTTTTCATTTTCTCCTCCTTCATCTAACTGATACTGTTTAGATATAGTTGCATCTATCCAGTTAAGAGACATATATCTTTTACCCTCAAGCTCCTTAATTGGCGGCAACCCAAATGCTGTTCTCTTTTCGTTTTCAAAAATTGCGCCTGTATTAGATAACAATTTAACCATCTCTAATGTTTGGTCTACGGACATAAAAATAAGGTCTTTGGGATAGAATTGAATTCTATTTCCATAAGACCTTTCCCTGTCTGTAAATAATGTTTTTGTAAAAGCTTGAGACATTGAGATTATGATAGGCTCAAGCGTTTTCTGATAAAAAGCCTCATATTGTTCCTTTGTGTAATCACCTGTAAGGATTGGTAGCGGAACACCCCAATGTCTTAATATTTTTTCATCTATAAATTTAAGCGTATCAGCATCAACCAACTTTACATCATGGCTAATCGGCAAAAATTCGCTTTTTAAATCAATAGGCAAGAATCCACTCTCGCTATTTCGTATCTTTTCTTCAAGCTTTTTAAGGTTCGTTTCTGTCTTTCCATCATCAATTAAAGTGTTATATTTAACTACACCATTTATAGCAAAAGTGGCTTTCATAGCTTTTGCTACACCCTGCAAGAGCTGATGGTTGAGATTAAGAGTTTCAAGTAGTGCCTGATTATCCGGCTGACCGCTCTCATTTCCTCCCATGTACTCACTTACGCTATAATTTTTTCTGATATGTATAACGTCAGAATACTTTACAAGTGTTTCATATCCATTTGCAAATTTAAACCTCACAAAAAGTCTGTCACTTGAATCCTGTATAAAGTCTACCTGTGTAGGCTGTATAGGATATAAAGCTATATATTTTCTCTGTACATTTCCCTTTTTATCTTTCCATTCATAGAAAGACGGAATGATAAACGCATTGTAATTTAACATATATGACCATGCGATTTTTTCAAGAAAATCACTTGTAGTCATAAATTCATTTGGATTGTTAAGAACACTTTGAATACTTCCGTTTACGCTTATGACATCAACATCTTTTTGGCGCACATGTACAGGTCTTAACTTTTTAAGCTCCATTACAATGCAATTAACTGCTTGCTGGACTACATCAGAAGCATAAATATTCGTTCCAAACTGTGTAAATACAGGGGTAATTCCCGATAATGTATCAGCATATGTTACGGATTTCGTATCCTTTTTTTTAAATCGGTCAAACCAGCCCATTTTTTCCCTCCTTATAAAAGAAAAAACATCCATTTGGATGTTTTTCATATACAATATTATTTACTACCCCTCATCTCTAATATCTTTCTCAATTCTGTGCGATATCTCCTGTATACTTCATACAAAATAATGAGTGTTACAGCTCCATCTATACGTTTCTTCGTTTCTGACTTAACACAAAGACATTGCCCTAAGTCATTAACTTGAATTCCTGCATTTTTGTAACACCATCTATCTACCGGATTTTCATTATAATTAATTAGCTGGTGCTTAAAATCAGCCTCGCAAAGCTTCATGGCATTACTCAAAGTCTGTGCGTTTTGCAAGATCATTACCACATCTTCATTCTCTTTAGTCCAGCCATAATCAGCCATCCTATTAAGGAAGTCTCTTGCAAATCTTTGGTCGTACCCAAGATGAAGAAGCGTTATGTTGTATTCTTTTGCCAGCTTATAAAACCAATCAGCCACAAGGGATAAGTCAATGTCATTTCCTTCTGTTATTGTCATTTGTCCTGCCCTCGCCCATTCTTTATATTTTGCTCCGGCAGATTCGTCATTACTTTCAGTAAGTTTAATTTCTGGAATAAAATACATTGTGTAAATATATTTAATCGGGTCGTTGGGCTTCATTAGTAATATCTTTGCACAACAAAGGTCTGTTGTTTCTGATAAATCAACTGCACCAAGACACACAGCCCCTTTAAAATCTTCAAGATTAAATACTGCTTCATATGTATAATCCTCAACATTAAGCCAACTCTCTACACCATTTTGTTTTATATTAAAATCCTTACACAAGACATATATCCTGCTTGCCTTATCTTTTCTTGCATCAGCTACCTTTTTATCAAGATAACTCCACTTTTTCACACCATATATTAGGCTTGGATTTGATTTAACCCAGCTATTTCTATTCTGCCATACTTCCGCTTCACTATCTTGTGTGTATAGCCAAGGCAGCGTTGTTATAACATCAGCATCATCAGCATCAAACTCTCCTGTAATAATCTTTCTTGCCTTTTTTAGCTCATCATCAAGATATCCATCTTGAATTGTTCCCTCAGTCGTAAGATTTATAAAAAGCGGTTCATCTTTAAGTGACTGAGATTGTTCAACTGCCATTGCTATTTCATTGTTTTTCATCATGTTTGATTCATCTAATAATGCTGTATCTATATCTCGCCCTTCTTTATTCCTTGTTCTATCAGATATTTTAATTATCTCAGAGCCATTTACTTTATTATATATGTGACTCTGGTTCTTCTTCGTATCTAAATCTTCCGGGTCAATCATTTTCCTCATTGTATCTATCTTATTATAGATAATGCTTGCTTGGTTATCATCATTTGAGCTACAGCATATTGTTGAGCCAGCATTTCCACATATAAAATCACTTAATCCTATTGCGGCACATGTCTCTGATTTTGCATTTTTTCTTCCAATCAGTAATATTACTTTTTGAAACCTTCTGAATGTGCTTTCAGACATTTTAAAACTATATACAGCCTCTATAAATGCTTTTTGCCATAACATCAGAATCATAGGCTTACCATAATAAGGCGATTTTGTAAGCCTTACGCACCGCTGCATGAAATCAATTCTTAGAAGCGCATCCTCTGTAGAATAAAAAAAGGCATCATTGAGGAAATCCTCTTTGAGCCTTTCTAATTCCATCCATAATTCTTGACCTACTATTATATCTCCAGTTTCTATCTTCGCATGATATTCTAATAGGAATGAATTGTCTGGTGTCCATATAGTTTTATTTTTAATTAACACTTAAACCCACTCCTGTTTTATACTTCAAATGCAATTCTGCCAGTTGCGGTATTAGTTGTTGATGTAAACAAATAAGTCTTATTATTCATAGATACATCATATGGACTAGCAGAAGGATAAGCCATCAGCGGAAAGTAGGCTGAATCCGCTAAAAAGCCTATAGATGGAACGCACGCTTTATTCATTACTAACGAAGCAAGATTTGTAATGTTTGTATTTGCAATCTCGTAACTCAATCTATTATTAGTGTTTTCATAGTAATATATAAATTGCTTGGTAAAATATATTCCTTTAACTGTATCATTATTTAAGTCTTTACCAGTCATCAATCCATAGCTTAAATCCATTGATGAATTTTCTATGTTCGCATATCCCCAAGCTATATTTTTTTCGTCTTTACTTTTAGCACAATAAAATCTGTATCTACTACCTAAAATATTGGAATAATTCCCAAAACTCATCTGTGCAAGCTTATTAATGTTGCTTGTAGCGGTAGATATATCCTTATCTGGAGCTATGTAAATATGTACATTTGGACTATTTTCCCCTGGATTAGAACAGTACCACACCATATAATCTTCAGGGCAAAGACTGTGTATTATTTTTAATCTTATTACATTAGAATTTTCCGATATATCCTCTGTAGTCATTCCCATAAGCTCTGCACATCTTATTAATGTTGTTTTCAAACTGTTTGCTCTAGTTGTACTATCGGCATCGTATTCTATATCTATATATTTCACATAATCTAACATTGATTAATCCTCCTTTA